TGGGACTGCACGTTCAAGGACGGCACGGGTACGGACTTCGTGGCTGGGCACTGCATTGGGCGGAAGGGTGCCAACAAGTACCTGCTGGCCCGAGTATGTGAGCGCATGGGGTTCAGCGCCACCAAGACACGCATCCTGAACGAACACGCCCGCTCACCCTTCACGCGCAAGACAATTGCCGTGCTGATTGAGGACAAAGCCAATGGTCCAGCGGTACTGGACGCACTGGAAGACGACGTACCCGGCCTGACGCCTATCAGCCCTCAGGGGGGCAAGGTAGCTCGGGCCAACGCTGTACAGCCGCAGCACGAGGCAGGCAACTTCTTCCTGCCCAGCCCCACGCTGAAGGGATGTGAGTGGGTCAACGACTTTGTTGACCTGTTTGCCCGGTTCCCTGGCGTCAAGAACGATGACGACGTGGACGCATGGACTCAGGGCGTGAACTGGTACACCACGCGTGAGAATTTCAAACGACCTTCGGTTGCACCCTACACAGGTGGTGGCCGCACTTTCAACTAGGAGCATTGTATGAGCAACCGAAACTTCTTTACCCGCCTGTTCTCCCGCCCTTCTGCCACGGGCACGGTGAACGACGGTTCCAACCCCGGCGCACAGGTGGCGCTGTATGAAGAGGAGGCCACCACTCAGCTGGTGCGTCTGCTCACCAAGATTCCCGACTTGGACGAGGTGCTGAAGCAGGCCGGTATTCGGCGTGACCGCCTACGCACCTTGCTGTACGATGATGAGATTGCTCAGGCGTGTGAGACCCGCTTGGACGCCATGCTGGCCACGCCCCTGCGGGTAGAGCCTAGCGAGTCCACACAAGGCAAGTTGATCATGGACGTGCTTGCCCCGGTACTTCAGGACGCAGCGAGTGGCGCTTGGCAGGCTCGGCTCTACGGGTACAGCGTGATGGAGGCGGTGTACTACCGACGCGAGGACGGAGTCATTGGCGTCAAGTACCTCGGTGAAAAGCCCTTCAGCTGGTTTGAGCCCAAGCCCGACGGGCGGCTCATGTACTTCCCTGATGACGGTTCGGGCGGCGGCGTAGGCATTGAGGTCGACCAACGCTACAAGTTCTTCTTGACACGCGCACGCCCGACGTACATGCAGCCCTACGGGGAGGCGTTGCTGAGCAGGCTCTACTGGGCTTGGTACTTCCGCAACAACGGCTGGAAGTTCTGGGGCAAGTTCCTTGAACGCTTTGGGGCTCCGCTCTTGGTGGGCAAGTCCGGTGACCCCAAGGAGATGGTCAAGGCACTGCTCCTGGCTCACAGCCAAGCGGTGATTGGCATCGACAAAGAGGACAGCGTGGAAGCCGTGGGCGTACCTGCAGGCAACAGCGGTCAGTCGTTTGAGGTGTTTGAGAATAGTGTCATCCGCCGCATTCAGAAGGTGGTGCTGGGTCAGACGTTGACCTCCGGCACTGATGGCGGTAGCGGCAACCGTGCTCTGGGCCAAGTGCACGACGCGGTACGGATGGACAAGCGCAACAGCGACATCATGCTGGTGAGGCCGACAATGCAGAAGATTGTGGACGCCTTGTGTGAGCTCAACGGGTGGGTCAAGCACGAGGTGGTGTTTGCTGACGAGGTGGGTCTGGAGAAGGAACGCGCCACGCGTGACAAAGACCTGTACGCGGTGGGTGTGCGGTTTGAGAAAGGTTACTTTCAAGACAACTACGATTTACGTGAGGAGGACTTCACGCTGAGCAGCGAAGACCCGGTTGCCGGCTTACCTCCAGCCGAGCCTCAAGGTGGCGGTGAAGCTAATCCCGGTCAGACCGGCGATGCCAATGCTACACCGAACTCTGGCACCGGAGCCAAGGCTGCTCAGACGCCTCCTCACCTTTTTACAAAGCACGGCTCCGGCAGGCGGTTCACTCAGCAGCAACAGCTGATTGAAGACCAGGCCGACGCATCCTTGGGTGAGGGTGGGTTGCCCCTGGACCCAGCGCAGGTTCGTTCTGCGGTGCTGGCTGCCACGTCCTCAGAGGACTTGGCTGACCGCTTGTTCGCTCTCATGGGTGACAAGGTCAGCACAGAGCAATTCACGGTGACGTTGGAGCACGCCCTCTACGCTGCTGACGTGCTGGGTTACGTCCACGCAGAAGGCAAGGTGTAACATGGCCACCGCACTCAGCTTCATTGAAGCCATTGAGTACGCGGAGAGCCGGAACGTGGTGCTGCCGGACGAGTACTATGGCAAGCTGGTGGGCATGCAGCGCAGCCAGTCCGTCAGCATTGCTGGGTTGGCCAGCCTGGAGCAGATCAAGTTCGTGATTGACTTGGTGGCCGACGCTCTGCGCAATGGCAAGACGCTCAAGGACTTTCAGAAGGCTGTGAAGTCCGGCAGCACCAGCGTTGACCTGCCAGCGCACCGGCTGGACAACATCTTCCGTACCAACATGCAGGTGGCGTACAACCGGGGGCGTTGGCAACAGCAGAAGACAGTGAGCTCGAGCCGACCCTATCTGATGTATGACGCCATCAACGACAGCCGCACACGCCCTTCCCACTTGGTCATGGACAACACTGTGCTCCACCACGATGACCCTTGGTGGAAGACGCACTACCCGCCTTGCGGCTACCGTTGCCGGTGCACGGTGATTAGCCTGACAGAGAAGCAAGCCCAGAAGCGCGGGGTCACGCCCGTAGCCCCGGAGGTTGACCCGGATGAAGGCTGGGACTGGAACCCCGGCGAGGACTACGGCGCGGGGGTGCGTCAGGGCTTGGACGCCTTCGGTGAGGACTTGGAGGGCGAGCAGCCTCAGCTGAAGAAGGCCATTCAGCAGGCCAAGGCCAAGGTCAAAGAGCAGGCAGATGAGGCCGGGAGTGACCTGAGCGGTGCTCCTAAGCGCAAAGCCTGAGCAGCAGAGAGCAGAGCGGTGCACTTATTGAGCAAAAGGCTGCAGGGCGGGGTGGGTAAGGGCTAAATTTGCTCTAAATAGCAACTTCGGCTTTACTTTGCTCCGGCCTTCAGTTATAAGCGCCAGCAACGAACGACAGACCGACATTTAGGAGTTTCAACCATGGCAGATGCCACCAAGCGAGAACTGAACGCCGAAAACCGGCAGTTCTCGCTCACAGCCCAAGCAAAGTTCAGCATGGACGGCACGGGCGAAAAGCGCCAGCGCAAGTTCAGCGGCGTGGCGTACTCGGGCGACGTCATCACTGGTCATTGGTACTGGGGCAGCGTGGTGTTCGACATGGCCACCCTGAGCGTACCGGACAAACTGCCCGCGTTGATTGACCACAGTCGGTCTCAACGGTGCGGCTACGTGACCGCCTCCAGCATCAGCAACGAGGTGGGGCTCACGGTGAGCGGCAACCTGCTCAGCAACGAACACGGCACATCAGTGGCGGAGGAGTCAGACGAAGGCTTCCCGTGGCAGATGAGCGTCCACATTGAACCCGGCAGCATTGAAGAAGTGCTCCAGGGCTCCAACACAGTGGTCAACGGGCACACCTTTGCTGGCCCAATCACTGTGTTCAAAAATTCGAAAATCGTCGAGGTGAGCTTCACGGCCACCGGATGGGATTCGAATACTTCCGCCGCAGCAATGTCGCGAGGCGGTGATACTTCACCCTCTTCACAAGGAGAAAGCGCAATGGACTTGAAGCAACTTCAAGATCGCGTTGCTGCGCTGGAAGCCGAGAACAAATCGCTCCAAGCCAGCAAGGACGACCTGAGCAAGCAACTTACGGATGCCACCGACAAGCTGACCAAATTCAGTTCTGAAGCCCGTGCTGCTGCTGTCCAGCACCTGTTCACCGACATCGGTCGCGAATACAAGGCAGACGACGCAGAAGCGAAGGCGTTCAGCGCCATGCCGCAGGAAGCGTTTGACGCCACGGCCAAGGTGATGCGTGAACAGTTCAAGAAGCCTGCTGGCGGTGCCTCCGCTCCGCAGACCGCTGCGTTGTTCCAACACCAGGCCAACGGTGGCAGCGCACCCGCGCAGACCACTGCACCCGCAAGCAACCCGCTGATGGCTGACGCTGAAAAGCGCGCAGCACAATTCAGCAAGCGAGCCTGACCCGCTGTCCCTTAACCCATAGACGAAAGGAAAGACATTATGGTCTCCGCTGTCAAGAACGAGCCGGGTCGCGCCAGTGACTGGCTCCTGTATGAAGAGGATGAGATTGGCCGCTACTCGCGTGACGTTGTCACCGTGGCCGCCAACCAAACCCTCAAGTGTGGTGCTGTTGTCGGCTTGAACGCTGTTGGCACTGAGGTTGTTGAATATGACAACACCGACTTGGATGGTGGTGGTGTTGTCGTCGGTATCATGGCTGAAGAAGTCATCACCGGCGCTGCCACCGTCAAGGGCGTGATCATCGCCCGTCACGCCAAAGTCGCACCCAGCGGCCTGGTGTGGAAGACCGGGCTGCTCCAAGCTGACAAAGACGCTGCCATGGCGGACTTGAAGGCCGCGGGCATCATCGCTTCGGCTGAAGCCTAACCACAACACCACCTGAAAGGAAACCCGCATCATGATGATAGACCCGTTCAAGGACGGTTTCAGCCTGACTCAGTTGAGCCAAGCTATCAACGTCCTTCCCAACATGTATGGCCGCGTCAATGAACTGGGCTTGTTCGCATTCCGCGCACAGTCCGTCAAGACCGTCACCATCGAAATGCAAAATGGCGTTCTGACGCTCGTGCCCACCACTCCCTGGGGGGGCCCCGCGCCGAAGAACAAGGTGGGCAAGCGCAACGTGCGCTCGTTCAACATTCCGCACATGCCGCTGGAGGACACCGTCCTGGCTGCGGACGTGATTGGCATCCGTCAATTCGGTTCTGAAAACACCCTGGAAACCGTTGCCACCAAGGTCAACGAAAAACTCCAGACCATGAAGAACAAGATTGACCAGACGCTTGAATGGCGCAAGATGACCGCGCTGAAGGGCATCGTCCTGGACGCTGACGGTTCTGTCATCGAAGACTACTTTGCGGCCTTCGGCGTCACCAAGAAGACCGTCACCTTCGTCCTGTCCAATGCAGCCACTGACGTCCGCGCCAAGTGCATGGAAGTTGTGCGTCACATTGAAGACAACCTGCACGGCGAAGTGATGCAGCGCGTTCACTGCCTGGTGTCGGCTGAGTTCTTCGACGGCCTGGTGGCTCACCCCAAGGTCAAGGAAGCCTACGCCAACTATGCAGAAGCCGCACAACGCATTGGCGGTGACATGCGCAAGGGCTTCAGCTTCGGTGGCCTGACGTTTGAAGAGTACCGTGGCGTGGTGGACGGCAACCGCTTTATCGACTCCGGTGAAGGTCACGCCTTCCCCATCGGCACCAACGAAACCTTCAGCAACTTCGGTGCGCCTGCAGACTTCGTTGAAACGGTCAACACCTTGGCTCTGCCGTACTATGCGCGGCAGCAGAACAAGGACTTCAACCGTGGCATCGACCTGCACGCCCAGTCCAACCAGCTGCCGTTGGTGAACCGCCCTGCCACCATCGTTGAACTCGTGGCCTGATAGGAGCCTTCCATGTACGCAGTCCGCGCTGATTTGGTGAAACGCTTTGGGGAGCAAGAGATTGCTTCGCTTGAAGACCCGGATAACACCGGGGCACCCAGTGCGGCTGTGTCACAGGAAGCCCTGGAGGACGCCACAGAGGAAGTGAACAGCTACGTGGCTGTGCGCTACGGCTTGCCGCTGCCTTCTGTTCCAGCCCCTTTGTCCCGCGCCGTGTGCGACGTTGCACGATTCCGTCTGTACAAAGACCGCCCCACTGAGGAGGTCAAGTATCGGTACGAACGGACAGTCAAGTGGTTGGAGCAGTTGGCAGTTGGCAAGGTGTTGCTCACGTTTGACCAGGCCTTGACTCCTGCTCAGACGGAAGAACTCACCAGGCCAGCTACACCAGTGAGCGCCCACTACTCGGGCGGAGCGTTCAGCGATGACACGTTGGGCAAAATGGTCAACCCCGCAAAGGTTGACGGTTGGGGAGTGAGTCTGCGATGAGCATCGGAGTCCGCATCACAGTCGGTGATGACAGTGCCGTGCTGTCAGCCTTGAGCAAGCTCGCGCTTGACAGGGATGACAAGACCGCATTGCTGAATGAAATCGGTGTCAACTTGGTGGAGAATGCGCGGTTGCGGTTCTCTGATCAAGTGGCCCCCGACGGTACACCTTGGCAGCCTAGCCTGCGGGCTATCAACCAAGGTGGCGACACGCTACGGGACACCGGCACTTTGCTGGCGTCCTTGACGCACGCAGTTCTGTCCGAGGGCGTGGAGTACGGGACAAATGTACCCTACGCTGCCACAATGCACTTCGGTGACACTATTCGGGCTTCTGCTGCGCCGTATCTGACGTTCCGGGTTCCCGGGGGCGGGTGGGCCAAGAAAAAGGAAGTGACCATACCGGCGCGTCCGTTCTTGGGGTTGGACAGTGACGATGAACAGATGGTGGTAGACATCATCGGCAACTTCTTGAAGGTACAGTGATGGCAACTTGGTGTAAACGTGCAATGTCGAGAAGCTCCAGCGTATTGACAAGAATTCAAACTCGACTAAAGGAACCGAAGATATGGCAGAACAAGACGACAACCGCTGGAAACTTGACAAACACATTCCTGTGGCTGTCATCTTCGCTATCGTGGTGCAAGGTATGGCTGGCGTGTGGTGGTTGTCCGACCTGCAGCACTCAGTTCAAGATCACGAGCGCCGGTTGGTGGCTCAAGAAGCCGCCAAGATTGCTGAGCGTATGGCGGTGGTGGAGGTGCAGATGCGGGACAGCCGTGAACTCCAATTAGAGATGAACCGCAAACTTGACCGCCTGATGGACTCCAAGGGTTTGCGCGGTCAGCAGAGGCCATGAACGAACTCATCACCAATTACTTTGAAGCGGAAGAGTCCATTGTGGCGCGTCTGCAACAAGAGATGCCTGAGCTCAAGTCAGTGCTGACTCCGTTCAGCATTGGGGACATGGTGGAGTCATCTCAGCCCTCCCCGGCTGTCCACGTCATTTATGGCGGTGACGCGGTGAGCGGCAATGAGGCCGGTTCTGGAACCCGGCGCACTATCGACCAACGCTGGTTGATTGTGTTGGCGGTGCGCACACCCAAGGCGCAGCTTCAGAACACAACCGAAATCAGAACGCTTGCGGGTGAGTTGATCCCGAAAGTGCTCCGGTCGTTGCAGGGATGGGCTCCTGTGACGTGGATGCGGCCTTTGGGTCGTGTGAGTGGCCCGGCAGCGGGGTACTCCTCGTCTTTCGCCTATTTCCCCTTCATGTTTGAAGGTCGTATCATTACCTGAAAGGAAACCCAAGTCATGTACTTCTCTGGACAAGGCAAAGTGTTTGTGGCTCCGTTGGTCAACGGTCTGCCTGGCGAATTCCGCTGGGTGGGCGACGTGCCTGACTTCAAGCCCTCGTTCGACACTAACAAAATCGAACACAAGGAAAGCTACACCGGCCAGCGTCTGCTGGACAAGGTGATCACCACTGAAAACAAGGCCAAGGTATCGGCTGAGTTGGATGACTGGAGCAAGGAAAACTTGGCTCTGGCAGTGCGCGGCAAAACCAACACCATTGCCTCTGGCACGGTGACTGCGGTTGCGCCTGACACGTCTCCTGCTGCGCTGGTTGCGGGCTCCATCTGGGCGCTCAAGCACCAGAAGGTCAGCGCTGTGGTCATCAAGGACAGCAGCGGTGCGCCCGTCACGGTTGACTCCGCCGACTACACGGTGGACGCGGACTTTGGCACGGTGACCACCCTGGACGTGACCGGTTACACCCTGCCCCTCAAGGCCGAGTACAGCTTCGCGTCTGTGGACAACATCGCCTTCTTCACCCAGCCGATTGCTGAAGTCACCATCCGCTTTGAAGGCGTGAACACGGCTGACAACAACAAGAAGGTGTTGGCTGAAATCTACCGCGTGGCGCTTGACCCCACCAAGGACTTGGGGCTCATCTCCAATGACTTGGGCAAGTTCCAACTGGAAGGCAACGCTCTGGTCGACCCCACCAAGCCCGATGACCTCGTGTTTGGCCGCTTCGGTCGTCTGGTGTACCTGTAATCAACGCACACGCCAGCTAGACGACCTGGCGTGGGTAACTGCGCCAGGTCGTTTTTGGAGATAAACAAAATGGAACAAGACAAGCAACTTGAGCAGATGGGCGGTTTTGAAGCCCGTTTGACGGTACGCGGGCACGAGATTGTCGTGCGCGAAGTGACCATGAAGAACCTGCGGGAGTTTGCTGCGGCTTGCTCCCCGTTCCTCAGCGCGTTTGACGAGGCCGGTGAACTGGCAGCCAAGCCGGACGCTCCCCAGGACGATTTTGCGTTGTTCAAGGTGCTGGCTGAGAATGGCCCAGCGTTCATGAAGGCGGCTGCCCTCGTGACCAACGCCACCGTGGAATTCTACGAGAAGCTGCGCCCTGATGAGTTCTTTGCGGTGGCCGCCAAGGTAGTGGAAGTGAACGGCGATTTTTTCGTCCGCGCCCTAGCCCCGGCACTGATTCGGTTCGCAAAGGGCGTGAGCACAATTGGTACGATTCTGTCCAACGGCTTGTCGCCGCAGGGCATCGAGTCGATGATGTCCTCAATTACGGCTATGGCGCCTTCCACGGCTTCATCCGGGCAGTGACGAGGGAGGAGTCGCGGATGTTCAAGGTGTTGGCCACTGTGGTGCGGGTTGCGGCGGCTGACGACAACAAGCGGTTTGATGAAGTGTGGAAGGAGTTGAGTCGTGGCGAACGGTAACATGAAATTCTCTGTAGTGCTGGAGGCGGCCACAGCCGCTTTCAACACGGCCATGAACCAGGCCAAGACCACCTACACCGCAGCAACCGCTTCTGTCAAGAAGGACTCCGCTGATTTGTCGTCTGCCACAGCAGCAGCCGCTGTGGACTTGAAGAAAGTGTTCCAAGCCGGTGACGCACGCGCCATCACGGAGGCTTTGAAGTCCACCACCAAGGAGTTGGACAGCTTGAAGGGCGGAGCCACTCTGAGCGCCAACGAGTTGAAGCGGGTAGGTACGGCGGGCAAACAGGCCATGAGTGAGCTCAAGGCCGAACTGACTCAGGCACGCGCAGAGTTGCAAGCGTTGACCACGGCCAAGGCTACCCCCACTGACATTGAGAACGCACGCAAGAAGGTGTCGGGGCTTGTGCGGGAAGTGGGTGATGCCGGGGTGTCCTATCAACGGTTTCAAGCCTCAGCCTCAGCAGCTATGGGGCGTGCAGCTACCGCTACGCAGGAGGCTTCTGACAAGGCCAAGTCTGCTGGCAAGGCCATTTACGACTCTCTCAACATCAAGACAGGCGGCACGCTACGCCAAGAGATAGCCCAGATCACTCAACAACTCAGCGAGTTCAAGAGCAAGGCCGGAGCACCCGCTGAGGAAGTCAACCGTGTCACCAAGGCGGCAGAAGCGCGGGTTGCTGCGCTCAAGAATGAACTGAGGGGTGTGGGCCCATTCGCTGAAGGTGCGGCCACCAGCATTCGCGACATGGGGTCTTCCTTGCTGGGCTTGGCGGGTGTCACCGCTGGCTTGGCCGCGGTAGCTCAGGGCTTGAAGGCGATTGTAGACACCACCATTCAGTTTCAGTCTGTCAACAAGCAGTTGGAGTACGCGGTAGGCAACGCGCAACGGGCGGGTGAGGAGTTTGAGTTCGTCAAGAAGACGGCCAACAGCCTCGGTTTGGACTTGTTGAGTGCGGCGGAAGGCTACGCCAAGTTGGCGGCTGCCACCAAGGGTACTACACTGGAAGGCAAGGGCACGCGGGACATTTTCCTCGGGGTGAGCCAAGCGGCTGCCACCATGGGCTTGAGCGTAGCGGACGCCAACGGGGTGTTCTTGGCTTTGAGCCAGATTGCCGGCAAGGGCAAGGTCAGCATGGAAGAGTTGCGCGGCCAGTTGGGCGAACGCCTACCTCCCGCAATGAAGATTGCCGCTGACAGCATGGGTGTGACGGTGCAGCGCCTCAACCAACTGGTTGAGAACGGCCTGGACGCCGAGGAGTTCCTGGCAGCGTTTGGCCCAGCGTTGCAAAAGGCGTTTGCGGCAGACGCGGCCAAGAACGCAGAAACGCTCCAGGGTCGTATCAACCTGTTGCGTAATGAATTCAAGGGTCTGTTGAACGACTTGGGCAACGGCGGGGTGGCAGACAGCGCGGTGCGCGTGTTCAAGGACTTGACGGACGCCATCAGCACGGTACACGCCAAGTTGCAGGACTTGGACCCGCGCACGGTGGACGCGGTCAAGGCGGCATTCGACAACCTGTACAGCATCGTTGAGCAGGTGTTCACCACCTTGTTCAGCGCGGTGGCGGACGCCTCCGGAGCGTTGGACTCCATGATGCAACTGATCACGGGTGTGGTCAGCGCGTTCACCGGGTTCAGCGACGCCGGGGATCATGTCAGCTTCCTGACCAGCATTCTGCAGGGTGTGAGCATCACCCTGGGCACCATCAGCGACGGGGTGTACGCTATCCGCATCGCGTTCACCGCAGCCACCGGTGTGGTGCAGTCGTTCTTTGCTGCTATTGCTTTGGGGCTGAGCAAGGTCACGTTTGGGGATGTGAGCAAGGAGTTGAAGGACTTTGCCTCCCGGTTGAGTGAGGCAGGGCAGAAGTCCTTCTCCAAGGCCGATGAAATGGCTCAGAAGTTCCAGTCCCAGACCGTAGCGGCCATGGACAGGGCGGTTCAATCCAGTGAAGCAGCTGCCCAGAAGTCCGCAGACGCTCATGAGAAGGCCGGCAAACGTGCCGCCGATGCGCAAGGTTCTGTCGGAGATGCTGCCGTTGCAGCCGGGGCAAAGGTGGGTACAGCAGCCCAAGGTGCGGCGCAGCAGTTGCAGTATATCGGTGACAAGGCCCAGGGGGTCAGCGCCACTCTGCAAACTGCGGGCGCTCAAGGTGCTGCCGGGTTGAACGCGGTGGGGGACGCTGCCGTGGCTGCCAAGCAGAAGATTGACATCTTCGCTGGCGCAGGTGGTACGGCCATCATCAACACGGCCAACGCGGTCAACGAGGTGAAGGAGGCATTCACCGACCTGGCCAAGGACGTGGGCGTGCAACTGCCAGCCGCCGCCAACACGGTCACTGAGCTTGGCCTGGCCATGGGCACGGTCGCGGCCAAGAGCAAGGAGACGGCAGCCTCGATCGCCAAGGAGCTGCCTGACGCTGTGGCTAAGCTGAACGCCGTGCAGCTGGCCGAGTTCAAGAACTCCTTCATCGGCGGCTTGGAGCAGGCTGGTGCTTCCGCCGAGTACGTCAAGGCGCGGATCATCGACCTGGCTGCCGCCTCAGCGAAGTCGCTCGGCGTCGACCTGGGCAACTCGCTAAAAGGTCTCACGCAGCGATTCCAAGATGCTGAGAAGGCGTTGCTCGCACTGGCTGCTGACTTCGACAAGCTCAAGGCTGCTGGTGTGGACGCATCCAAGCTGCTGGCCAACGGCCTGACCGCGATGCTGGCCAAGGCCAAGAACCCGGTCGAGGTGCAGGAGCTGATTAAGTTGTGGCAGCAACTCGGCAACGAGGGCAAGATCACGGGCAAGGCGCTGGTCGATGGGCTGGACCAAGCCAAGGCCAAGCTGGATGAGCTCAAGCCCGGCATCAACAGAGTGGCGGAAGCGTTCAAGACCTTCGGGTTGCAGACGCGGGAAGAGGCCACCAAGCTGGCCAACAACTACCGGGAGGCGTTCAGCGTCATTGAGTCGTCTGGCCAAGCCACCGCGGAGCAGTTGCAGGAGGCTTTCAAGAAGTACGCAGAGGCCGCAATTGCCGCCAACGGCAGGGTCAGCAACAGCTACTTGGACTCCAAGGCGGCTGCTCTAGGCATGCAGATTCAGGTGGGTGAGGCCGATAAGGTCACGGTGTCTGCTATGGGCGCAGCAACAGCATCCACCCAGAACTTGGCAGCAGGGTTCCGGTCTGCAGGGGACGCAGCCGTGGAATCCTCCGGGCGTGCCACAGCCGCCTTGGAGCGTCAGGTTGCCGCTCAGGAGAAATCCATTGAGGTAGCCAAGCGCCAGCAGGCTTTGGAGAATCAACGCCGGGGCGTGGATGACCAAGGTTTCAGCGCAGACAAGAACGGCAACCGCATCGTGATGCAGAATGAGTTGGGCACACGCGCCGGCATCATCAACTTCCTGCGCGCATCAGGCGTGGATGACATGGAGGCGGCCAAGCGCATTGCCAACGAGTTTGCTGACAGCCAGGGGAACATTCCGTACTTCAACAACCCCGGCCAGCGCAAGTACAACGCAGGCACGTTGAGCATGGCGGTGCTGAAGGCGGCGGAGGCGTACATCTACGGAGAAGGTTCTCAGTCCGCCAAGTTGAACACAGGCGGGGGCAACAACTCCAGTTCATCCAGTAGCTCCTCCAGCAGTTCATCACGCATCACAGCACCGTCGTCTGGCCACAAGACTTCCAGTTCCAGCGGCAGCAGTTCCAGCTCAACCAGTGGTCGTTCTGTCAACGTGAATTTCAACCTGGGGGGGCAGTCCGTTCAAGGTAAAATCGACGCCAACGACGAGACTGCCTTCTTGGGCATCTTGCAACGCGCGAAAGGAGTATCATGAGACTCATTGATCAGGTCACCTTCCAGGAGTTGGCTTTGCCCAACGACCTGCTGTGGACGGATGAGTTCCAATGGACTCCCGTTCAAGCCACCAACACGTACACCTTGACCGGGGCGCTTATCATTGAGCAGGGTGTGCGTCAGGCCGGACGCCCCATCACCTTGGCGGCAGACCCTGACATGGCTTGGGTGACGCGGGCAACGGTGCAGAAGCTGCGGGACTGGTCTGCCATCGCCGGGCGCAAGTTCAAACTCGTGTTGGAGTACGCCACTGACGTGCGTCAGTTCATCGTGGTGTTCCGTCACGAGGGCGACCCCGTAGGCGCAGCCCCGGTCAAAGGGTTCCCCGGTCACGCCAACGGTGATTGGTTCCGTGTTTCACTCAAATTTATCGAGGTGCCTGTATGAGCATTCAAACCGGGGACATCAAACTCCTCAAGTCCCAAGTCCTGCTGGACACAACCGACGGCGGTGGCTCCATGACCTCCAACGAGGTGGTGGACGGCCTGAGCAACAACCTGTTCGCCGATATCTCTGAGCTTGACCGTTCCTATGGGCGCGTGTCTTTGCGCAAGGCGTATGCAGCGGTGGTCACCACGAACGTGGACAGCTACTACGGCTCTCACGCCATCATCAGCCGCGTGCCGGATGACCCTCGTGTCAGCGTGAGCCTGTTCAGCACCAAGGCCTGGTTCGATCGTCGCACACAAGCTCGCGACAAGATCGAGCGCTACCTGGCGCGGGGGCCCAAGTGGGCTGGCCACTTGCTTGAGATGCAGCTGGAAGGTCAACGGGCCATTCAGTTGGCGGTGCGCCTTAACGACGAAGAACCCAAAGTCGGCCAAGGTCTGAACCTGGTTCAATTCGAGGGTCTGCCCACCGAATATGAGCAATATGTGCGTGTGACCAAGGTCACGTCACAGGAGCGCACGTTCACCGTCCAGGGCAAGGACGTTGTGCGCAAGGTGCTCACCGTGGAAATCAGTGACCCGCTCCGCTTCAACTTTGAGGGTCCAACCGTGGAGCAGTTTGAGACCGGCAACTTGGGCAAGGCGGTTTGCCGCGACACTCGGGTGGCCAACGCGGCTACCTACTACGGGGCGGTGAAGCTGACCAACGCGGCTGTGATTAACGACGCCTCCATTCAGGCTGACAGCATCTTCACGCAGCTGGTGCCGTCTGCTCAGTCTGAAACACCGATGGTGGACTTGGCCGCAGCCAGCCTCAGCAGCTTGTACGTGCCGGGCAATGACGGGTTGATCAGCGCCAGCGTGAACGCTCCTATTGGGCCAAATATCAAGTTGTACATCGGCAACTCGGTTGTGCCCGGTACGTTGAGCCTGACTGCAGGCGGCAACACGATTGTGGACAACGCCGGTGACTTGAAGTCCGGCTCTACCATCGTGGGCTTCATTGAGTACGACAAAGGTCTGCTCAACTTCACCGCCAACTCTTCCTCCTACAGCGGGTCTATGCCGCTCACGTTCAAGCCTGCAGCCGTACCCAGCCGCGTGGCGGACACAGCTTCTATCAGCATCGTGCAAGACACGCGGGGCTACAATTACACCATCACACTCCTGCCCATCCCGCAGCCGGGGTCGTTGGTGGTTAGCTACATGGCTCAAGGCAAGGTGTACTACCTGTATGAGAAGGGTGACGGTGTGTTGCGCGGCTCGGACGCGGCCTTCGGCGCTGGCAACCTCAACTTCATCACCGGCTCCGTTATCATCACCACCGGGGCGCTGCCGGACGCGGGGTCAGAACTGATTTTCGCGTGGGGCAAGGCGGCCACCGCATTCACGCGCGCCAATACGACTGTATTGCCTTCCCGCGTGGAAATCACCTTGAGTCACCAGCAGGTAGCGCCGGAGACGGTCAGCATCGAGTGGATTGTGGACGCGGTCAACAAGTTGGCCATTGACGACGGCAACGGAGCTATCACCGGGGACGCCGCGGGCAAAATCAACTACGCCAGCGGCAAGATTGAGCTCACCCCCACCGCTCTGCACCCGAAGGGAACCGAGTTCACGGTCAACTACCAATGGGGTCCACCCAACGAACAACGGTTCGACATGCCAACGCGGGACGGCAACGGCAACGTGACGGTCACTCTGCCCAACGTGGGTGGAGCAATCATCCCCAAGTCAGTGGAACTGGTTTGGAACGTGGACATTATGGACAGCGCCACGCTGGGCCGAATCTTCACCACGCAGACTTTTGAACCGCCTCCGCCTATGTTTATGCGTGACCCTCTTGTGCAAGCCTTTGACGACGGTTCTGGAGGCTTCAAGCGTTCAGGCGGTGCCGCGCAGGCTGGGTCAGTCAACTACAGCACACGTGAAATCTCCATCACTCCGGAGTTTGAGGTTCAGATTCCCAAGCCCATCTTCGGCAACAAGCAAATTGGCGAGACCCGGCAAGACCAAGTGGTCAACGGCGGCTCCACTCAGCTGGTGACACGGACGTACCGTTACCAATTGCTGTCTTGGCAGTACGTGCTGACGCTGGCCACCATGCCGGTTGATGAGAAGGGCTACATGATTGTTCGTTGGCGCACGGTTGCGGGCGGTACGGCGGCCACTGAGACGTTCCCAGCCAATCAGATTCGCTTTGACATCACGCCGGGTTTTGCTGAGGACATTCTGCAAGGCTCTGTGCGGTTCGGGCTGGGCAGCTTGACCTACATTGACCGCTTGGGCAGCCTGTACCACAGCGTGAACCCCACCACCGGAGCCGGGGTGTTGGCCGGACAAGTTCAGTATCAGTCCGGGGCTGTCACCTTGGACGACTGGACACCTGGCGCAACCAACAGTCTGACGCTTCAATCGTTGGTGACTGAAATGAACGTGCAGCCGGTGGATGAGGTAGTGTTCCGCGTACCCATTGCCCCGGTGCGTACCGGCTCTGTGCAGATTCGTGCTGTGCCAATTGAGGGCAACAACGGTGAGCAAATCAGTGTGACTGCCGACAGTACCGGGAAAATCAGCAGTCCGTACATGGTGGGAACTATAGACTATCAATCCGGTGTGGTGCGCATTCGATTCGGCCAAAAGGTGATCGTGGACGCCAACGTGCAAGCTCAACCTTGGTACAACGCTGACGCTGTATTCACTGAGGCGTCTGTACAGAAGATCATCAAGCCCCGGCCTGTGTACGCTGACAGCATCCGTTACAACGCGGTGGGGTACACCTACTTGCCGTTGAGCGCGGACGTGCTGGGCATGGACCCGGTGCGGTTGCCTTCGGACGGACGTGTACCTATCTTCCGCACGGGGGATGTGTGCGTTGTGCATCACACAGACAAGACGGTGTTCCCGGGCACCCCCAACGGGGGCACCGTATTGGACGTGGGCCGCGTGCGCGTGTCCTACATCAAGGTGCTAGATAGTGAGGGCACGCCGCTCGATCCGACGATGTACAACACAGATTTGGACGCGGGCACGGTGACGCTGAAGAGCAATTATGCTTTGGGCGCTTTGACCTTGCCTCTGTACGCGGAGCACCGCATTGAAGACATGGCGTTGGTGACGGACGTTCAAATCAACGGGCGGTTGGCGCTGAACCGGCCTCTGACTCACGACTACCCGGCGCAAGCTGCTGTGGTGTCGTCTGCGCTGATCTTCGGCGACTTGCAAGCTCGCGCCTTCAGCAAGTTCAGCCAAGAGTCATGGACCAACGTCTGGTCTGACAGCATCATCGGCAACCCCACCACCAGTCAGTACAATGACACCTTGTACCCGATTGTCACCACCAACAAAGGTGCGTTGGAGGAAAAGTGGGCGCTGATCTTTACGACCAGCACGTCGTTCCGCGTGGTCGGCAAATCTGTGGGCCAGATCGCGACAGGTGACATCAACACCGACCTGGCCCCGATCAACCCAGCCACTGGTCAGCCGTATTTCACGCTGAACAAGCTCGGTTGGGGTACCGGTTGGTCCGCAGGCAACGTGCTGCGCTTCAACACCGCGGCAGCCAACTACCCCATCTGGTTGGCGCGAACCGTGTTGCAGGGGCCGGCAACGGCATTGAATGATAGCTTCCAGCTGCAAGTGCGCGGCGACATTGATCGATAAGGAGAAACCTAAATGCTTCCCATCCTCTTCAAGAGCACCGACCAAGGTGCACCGGTGCTCAACAAGGCAGCTGGCTCGCTGATCAGCGTGCTTGATGCCTGCCTTGTGACCGGCTTCAACTCACTCGGCGCCACCTCCCTGCAAGTGGTTTCCAATGTGTGTACCGTGACCACAGCGGCCAGCCACGGCTATCAGGTGGGTCAACGTGTGCTGATCGCCGGCGCGTCCACCTCGACGCTAAACGGCGACAAGACCGTGGTGGCCACCCCGACCGCTACGACGTTCACGTTCGCTGTGACCCAAGCCGACGGCTCTGAGACCCCCGGATCCGCGTCAGTCAAGCGGACGCCGTTGGGCTGGGTTAAGGAGTTCTCTGGTACTAACAAGGCTGTGTACCAGATGACCGACGCGGCCAGCTATGGTCAGCGTCTGCGCGTGGACGACTCGACAGCAGGTGTCGACGCCCGCGTCATCGGTGTGGAGAATCCCACCACGGTGGACGCCTACAGTGACGCCTTCCCCACTGCCACTCAGAGGGCAGGCGGTGGTTATTGGTCGCGCGGCGCAAACAACACGACCGCCAAGTTCTGGGCCATCGTGGGTGACGAGCGCTTCTTCTACTACATCGTTGAGCACAGTGCTCGTAATGGCCCCTACAGTGGAACTAATATTGGTTACACGGGTGGCTACTTTGGCGACATTTTGTCGTTCAAAAATGGCGAAGCTTACGGGTGCATCATTGGTGGTTGCCACAACACCACGTCCGTTATTCAAGCAATGCCAGCGGTGTTGCAAACGGCTGTCGGAACGGATCCAGGTACTACTCACTTCCGGTATATTTGCCGCCAGCACACGGGCGTCACTAAGTCCATACAGACAGGTTTTGCCCACCCTGGTGGGGGCTCCTACCCCTCCTCCTCCTCCCCCTACCCGGTCTACCCGTCGCCCATCGACAATGGGTTGGTGTTTGCCGAACCGAGCTTCGTGGTAGAGCGATTGATAAACTTCGGTCACCCGATTCGTGGTGTGTTGCCGGGTGCGGTGCAGGTGCTGGCCAGATACGCCGACTTGGCCGCCGTGCTGTATGGGGAGACGGTCACAGCCAACGACGGTAGCGGGCTGAAGGTGATTATCTTCAGAGGTGCGTGCTCTTCGTATGCGGCAGATTCAGCGCTCGCCCTCAAACTCTCAACAGCTTGGAGGTAAGTCATGGCGGCTCACGTCTATTGGCGGGTGCGCTTCACCAGGTCCAATGGTTCAGCGACGGACATTTGGCTCGATGAAGTGTCATTCCGCAGTGCCGCTGATGCTGACCTGTCGACAGGCGGGACGGCCATCGCAGGCGGTATCTACGACGCCACCTACCCGGCGAGCAACGCTTTCGACAAGACGGTGGCCAACAACGGGTGGGCGAGTCCGCTGAATACCTTCCCATGCTGGATTGGTTACCAGCACCCGTCGGCCGTAGACGTGGCCTCAGCGGTCATCACGTGCGCCGACAATGCTGGCGCGAGCGATGAATTGCCGGTCGATCGGGCGGTGTTCCTCGAGTGGAGCGACGATGGTGCAAACTGGACGGCAGCCGATCAACTGACCTATCGCATCGATGGCGATTGGGCAGTGTCATCCGTGGTGCGCCTGGTGGCTGGCACGCCTGGCACCGGCAAGCTGGTAGGCACTTCGCTCAACCGCCTGAACGGCAACGTGCTTTCACAGTCACCTCTTCGAGGCGTCTTCATCAGGGGTGAGTACGCCAGATTTGACCCCGCCGACGGCGGTACCGGCACCATCTCAGGGTTGGTCACGATCGAGAACATTCCTGGGTCCCGTAAGGTGCGGCTGTACCGTAAGCACGACGGTCGCCTGGTGCGCGAGACCTGGTCTTCGCCCACCGGTGCCTATTCGTTCACCAACATCGATCCAACGATCGAGTACTTCGTGGTCGCGCATGATCATTTGCGCGTGTACAACGGGGTCATTCAGGACATGCTCACATCATGAAAGTTGCCTTCAGCCCAGCAGTAATCAGCGATCGTCTGCAGGCACTCACGCGCGCCCTCGACCTGGACCCGACAAATCCAGGTCGGTTGCACATCATCAGCGCACCTGTGCCCGCAGACGGTCAGCCCATTCCGTCCAGCGCTCAGATTCTGGCGACTGTGATATTCTCAAAGCCATCGTTGGACAACGTCACGGGCAACGTGCTGACACTCCTGAACCCGCCGACTGCGCTTGTGCTGGTCACGGGCGAAGCCGCGTGGGCGCGGATGGAGAATGGTTCCAGTCAGTGGGTGGCCGACCTGGATGTTGGGTTGCCCGGTAACAACGTGGCCGTCGAGCTTGACAACGGTGGGACGCCGAAGACGCTCATGCTATACGCGGGCGGTGAGTTCAGTGTAACCCTGGCGAAGCTTCAAGAGTCATGAGCGTAGTCAACCTCAACTTCACCGGCACGTACAGCCCTCCAGCCTCCAACGCTGTGGGGCTGGCCTTTGGTACGTCTGGCTCTGTTGATATAGACCCCGCTTCTGCGTCTGTGGTGATGCCGGCTCCTGCCCCGGCCTGGGTGAGTGCTGCGCTGTACGCCTCCAACGTCAGTCGCCCGGTGGGTATCCTGCCTGACTTCTTTTGGCAGCCAGCTGCACCCGAGGAGGTCAGTCAAGTAGGGGGTTGGGGGTACGCTCAGACAGACCGCCAATACACTGCAGAGTACTGGGAGCGTGCGCGGAGTCTGCACTCAGAACTGACTGAGGGGCACGCTCAGTCCGACCGCCTGCGCCCCGCCTTGGGTATTGACTGGAGCCGGGCAGTACGGCGGGACGCAGACGCGGTGGGTGAGTTGTTCAAGGAATTGGACCCCGACCGCGTGTACACTGAGGGGCCGTGGCGCTTGGGCGCTCCGTTGTCTCGTTTTGAGTCTGATGGGTTCGTCCAACTGCTGCCGTTCAAACACAACAAGGTGTTGTCCTGGCAGGCTGCAGCGTACTTGAGCCGTGTAGAGTCGTTGCTGTTCAACGTGGGCCAAGACTCCGCTATGCGCACCAAGGTGCCGTGGCAAGAAGGCCGCAAGCCTCCGTCTGGGCGGGAGCTACCCTACGTGCCGCCTGTGACTCCCCCGTACCTGCCCAGCTACAACTTGAACTTTCTGTGCAAGTGCACGTTCCCCGACCACCTCACCGTGCTGTTGAACTTCGGCCTCCACCCTTGCCCAGGAGAAGGTGGAGTCACAGTACCCATTCGAAAGGTATATTTCATCGTGAACACCCTAAGCCTCAAACGCGTGAGCGACAACACGCCCATTGAGCTCAACTCGGCTTCTGTAGGTATCGACTACAACAGCTGGTGTTGGAGTTTCTCTGGTAGCGTGCCCTACAACCAACTCGATAAAGTTGAACCCTCCAGCACTGGCCCAGTGGAAGTGGAATTGGAAATCAACGGCATGCTGTGGCGCTTCCTGGTGGAGGAGTACGATGAGAAAAAGGAATTTGCCAAAACCGCCATCAGCATCAAGGGGCGGAGCGTCACCGCCTACCTGGAAAGCCCCTACGCTCCGGTGCGCAGCTTCACTCAGTCCACTACCCTGAGCAGCCGCCAATTTGCTGAGGCCGAGCTCACTAGGGCAGGTTTAGTGACAGGGTACACCCTGGACTGGCAGCTGATTGACGCACTCGGATGGTCTATGCCTGCTGAAACTTGGTCGTACAATGACTTGACCCCCATTCAGGTGATTCAGGCCATTGCTCAAGGTGCGGGCGGGTTTGTCAACAGCCATCCGGTGAACAAGCAGCTGATTGTGTTGCCGGAGTACCCCGCTCCGTACTGGGAGTGGAATGCCGCCACCGTCGCCCGGAGCATCCCTCAGTCAGTGATCAAGAGCCGCAACTTGCGGTGGTCTGAGAAGCCCAGCTACAACGGCGTGTATGTCAGCGGTGAGAATACCGGCGTGACCGCGTTTGTGAAGCGTGCCGGCACAGACGGAGCGTACCAAGCGCCGATGTCTGTCAACCCCATGATCAGCGCCAGTGCTGCCGCCCGTAACAAAGGCATGAGCATACTGAGCACCGGAGGACGTCAGGCGCAAGTGGGCATCGACCTGCCAATGGGACCCACTATCGGGTTGCTGACTCCGGGTATGATTATCGAGGTGACCAACGGCGGTTTGGGTTCAGAGCCAGCGTGGCGCGGGTTGGTGCGTAGCACCTCCATCAGCGCGGCCTGGAGCAGCGGCTTGACCGTGAGTCAGAGCGTTGATTTGGAACGACACTACGGAGGTTTGTGATGGCAATACTTGGCGGCATATGGAAGAAGTTTGTTGACCTTCTACCCAAGACCCCTCGGTACATTGGCACGGTGATCGCCGTGACTTCCCCGGGGCGGTACGTGGTGCAGTTGGTGGGAGGGGGAACCCTCACGGTGTTGGGCAGCGCCGAGTATCAGGTGTCAGACCGCGTGTTCGTGGCTGATAAGAAAATTGAGGGCAAGGCTCCCACCTTGACCGCTGAAACCATAGAGGTGTGAACATGAAGGTTTTGAAAGAGTGGAAGGTGCTGCTGCGCAAGGCGTGGTCGTTACGGCTCCTGGCCGTTGCAGCAGCGTTGTCGGGGTTGGAGGCCATCGTGCCCTTTGCCGCCCCGTGGTTGGGTCAGCGCACCTTCGCGTTGATCATGTTCGGCATAGTGGCCGCAGCGTTTGTTGCCCGGCTGCTGGCACAGAAAGGAGTGACAGATGAGCGACAACGATAAGCTCAAGGTGCCCTACCCGCGCACGTTGATTGCGGCCTTGACCATCAGTGCGGCAGGGCTGATTGGCGTAGCCTCCGATGAGGGCTACCGGGGCAGCGCCTACATCCCAGTGCCGGAGGACGTTCCCACCATCGGCTTTGGGGACACTGCTGGCGTCAAGCCCGGTGACAAGACAGACCCAGTGCGGGCGCTGATCAAGTTGGGTCAGCACGTGTCGGGCGCGGAGGCTACGCTCAAGCAGTGCTTGGGGGACGTTCCTCTGTATCAACACGAGTGGGATGCCTACGTGCGGCTGAGTATCAACGTGGGCGCTGGTGCGGTGTGCCGGTCGTCTATCAAGGTCAAACTGCAGTCCGGTCAGTACGTTGAAGCGTGCAAGACCATCCTCCAGTTCAACAAGTTCCAAGGCAAGCCGTTGCCGGGGTTGACGGCTCGCCGGGAACGGGAGTTTCAGGTCTGTATGGGAGGTGTGTCATGATCATTGGCGATATCCGCAACATCGTGCTGGCGCTGGTGATTGGCTTGGCCGTGGGCGCTGTAGGCTCCGGCTTGGCCATCAAACGCTACGTGAACAACGCATGGACGGCTAAGTTGTCCACGCAGAAGTCAGAAGCAGCCACCGCGCTGCAGAAGGCCACCGACCGCGCCGTCAAGGCCGAACGGGCCCAAACCCAACTTGCAACCGAACTGGAGATACAAAGTGAACTCAACAAGAACCGCCTCAACGACGCTTATCGTAGCAACAGTGCTCTTGCTACTCAGCTTGGCGGGTTGCGCGACCCCGGACGTAGGCCGAGTGGTAGTTGTCCCAACCCCGCCCCTACCGGCACCGCCTCCCAGCCTGTTGGTGAAGCCGGAGGAACCGCGCTTTCAGCCGAAGCTACGCAGTTTCTTCTTGACTTCGCCCGTGACGCAGACTCAGCAGCCGAGTACGCCAACACCTGCTACACCTGGCTCCAAAAACTGAAGGGGCAAGCGGCTCATGTGGACTGACCAAATAGACCAGGCCAACGAACTGGCAGAGCGTGAGCGTACCGCTGCAGCAGCTTTGCGTAAGCCTACGCTTCCCAAAACCGGCAAGTGTCACTGGTGTGGTGAGTGTGTGCCGGACTTTGCTCAGTTCTGCGGGGCTGAGTGTCGTGATGAATACGAGGAGCAAGAAAAACGCCAGCACAGGGCTGGCGTCCGTAGGTGAAGGCGGTGTGCGTCAGCCTTGGTTGACGTACCCGCTACCCGGTTCTGACCCCTCCGCCTCAGCAATCATTCGCTGCAGAGTAAAGTGGGCGCTTTCCAGAAGCTCGCAATGACCTTCCCACTCCGTGACCAAGGCCACAACCAGCGCCTCGTCAGCGGTCAGTTCGTTGGACTTCACGTAGTCATCCACAGAGATGAACGCCAACGGAGGAAACGCAGCCATCAGGAACGTCTGTTGAGGGGTGGCCGCCTTTGCAGCAGCCAACTCGCGCAGCTTGGCCAGGAAGTGCTCCGCCTTCCGCAAGTCCTGCAAGCCGTTCTTCTTGCGCCACCGGGTGACGTACTTGGTGACCTGCCCTTCAAAGTACCCCATGCACCGGCTGGCCGCAAAGTCCCAGTGCTGAATGGACGCCTTGTAGTGATGGCCGCCCACTTGGGTTTCATTGGCGGAAGATTGCATCGCGGTGCTCCTTGATGTGGGTGAGAATCTCCAAGGCCACGTCAGTGGGGTTCATGGAGTCCAGATAGCTGATGTAGTTGGCCAAGCACCCTTCAATCAGGCGGTTGCCCCGGTAGGCTTCACTCAGGCAGAAGAGTGCGCCTTCCAAGCAGTCGGCCAACTTCAGCGTGCGTGCCTCAGTGTCGCTGATAACGGGTTGCGGGATGTGGAGCGACTCAAACAGTTCGTCCTCCATGGCGTCAAACACGGGCTTGACCCCGTACTGCTTTTTGACGGGCGCAGGAACGTCCCCGGTGGTGTACTCCGGCGCGTCGTGCATCATGGCGACCAACAGCAGGTCTTTGCTGCAAGCCCCGTTGGTGAGGACGTACACCAGCCACATGACGCCATAGGTGTGCTCGCCGACGTTCTGTTGCTGTTGAGTGTCCTCGGTATGGTAGCGGCGGACTCGTGCTGACCGCACAATCATCGTCAGCTGGCGGGTGAGTAGAGCGTTCATTGTACTGGCACCCCCACTCCGTCACCGCTCATCTGCTTGCGCAAGCGGCGCTCCAACCACTCCACCCCGGCTGCACGCCAGTCTGGAGCCTTGCAACCACCGGCCAAGGTGATGGCGCGGGGCAAGTCTCCGTCCTTGTAGGCGGCGTGCGCTGACATCATGGGCACAACCACGTCACGGAAGAACGGATGCCGTCCATGATGGTCAGCGGTAGGGAAGTGTGCAACGGCTTCACAATCAGCCAACCACGCTTCTGACTCCTCCGGCGCGAAGAACAGCGGGAACGTACCCATGCCCTGAGCATAGCGGTCGTCTGCCGTGTAGCGGATAGACCACTGAGCCTTGTCAGCTGCAGAGGCGTCCATCAGGCGCTGGCAGTCCTCCCGGTCAACGTACATGTGGAAGTTGTTGCTGAATTGGTAGTACACCCCCACCGGCACGCCCAAGGTACGTGCCATGAACTCTTGCAAGAAGCTCATGTGCACGACGTTGGCGCCATAGCAGCCCCAGATGGCGTCGTTACTGCGGTTGCAGACGGTCATGTCCATCACCCCGCGTGTCATATCGAAGTACACCTGGGTGTTGCACGGCACGTCCTTGGCGTTGATACCGCCCACCCCGCCTTCGGCAGCAATCAAGTCCCCGTTGGGCGACCACATGGTGAGCACGGCACGGCGGCTCTTGGGGTCACACTTCAGCAAGGCGATGATCTCCTTGAGTTGATCAAAGCCAAACCACGCACGCCAGCGGAACCCGTAGGCTCCGTGCAGCACCGCACCGTCATCACTGAAGGCGGTCATCTGCTTGGCGTAGTAGCTCACGGTGTCAACGTCGTTGCGGCCTGCCAGCATCCAGAGGGCTTCGTACAAGTGGAAGAACGGGTTGGCGTCACGCAGGGCGCTGTACACCACGCGCTGCTCCGGCTTGGTGTACACGCTGATGACAGGAGCCGGGGCTTGAACCACACGACCGTTGCGGCTGTCATTGACGACGCCGGACGTTTTGAGCCACCACAGCGCGTCCTCCAAGGCGGTGTTGGGGTTGGCTGCGGTAATGGGGCGAATGTTACTCATGGTTGAATGCTCCTTGCATAGAAGAGTGGATGAATTGGGCCAGGTCTGGGGACTGCCAGCCTTCCGGCTTGACCACTTTGCCGGTCACTGGGTCACGGGTGACTACACCGTTGGGGAACTTAGCCCAATTGGCCTTGCTCACTGCGCGGTAGGCGGCCACCGGGTCAGCGCCTTGGGCGGCTGCTGCGCCAATGCTCACCCAAATCAAGTCCATGTCAGCGTCCAGCAGCTGCGTGGCGGTCTCCTGGTCCATGATGCTTTCCAGCGACAGGTCGTGCTCGCCTCGTTTGAAGCGGCTGGCCTCCGCTTGAAGTGCAGCGGTGAGCTCAGAAGTACCGCCCAACACCACCTCCAGCTTCTCAGCCAGTTCTTCCATCTGCATGCCAATGTAGAAAGCGGCTTGACGGAAGTCCAGCGTGGGAACCTCCGGCATTTGTCCGGCCTTCACAAACCATTGCTGCGTCATTGTGATTTCACTCATGTCGTTCTCCATGTTACGTCGAGGGTTTGAACTTAGACCGGGGTGCGCCCTCGCCATTCCGCACTCTGGACCATTTGTCGTACTCGCAGAGCGAGTGCTCAATTTCGCGTAGCTCCAAGCGCGGGTACAGCTTGGACGGCTTGGGCCACTCTCGTCTGGTTTCTGCCAGCAAGGCTTGCATCATACTCAGCGCCGGGGCTTCCTTGCGCGGAGTGGTCTTGGGCTTGCCCTCCACTATGTTCAGTCCGCGCAGAGCACCGGGTCCAGCGTGAGCGAACGTGTTGATGTCCGGCCAGTGGCCGCCAAGGGCAGTCCAGCGCATGTCGCACACCACTTCGTAGGCCATGAACCCGCCCCAGCCGTACCCGGTGCGCAGCACTGCGTGGGTGGCCTCCATGCTGACCGGGATGGCAGCCTGCACTTCCTTCTGCATGTCACGGACGTTGCCCAGCACCTTGTAGGCGGTGAACCACGGCTTGTCGTGCGGACGCGGGTCATTCTTGTTCAGCACGTTGGTGAGCATGTACGCTCCGGTGTACACCTGCGCACCCCGCGCTTTGCGGTCGTTCATGATGGCGCGTAGGCGCTCCGGCTCCCACTTGCTGAGGTCTTTGGCGTGAGGCCAAGCCTTCTTGTCCGCAATGAGTTCCGCCAGCGTACCGGGGTGGTTGATTTGTCGCGCTGCGCAAAGCATGAACCACAGGTTGGGGTGGTCAGCAAACGGCTCGCGAATGTTCTGCCGCACCCAGATGGTCACCGTGTCCAGCTCACGGTACACGTTGCAGAATCGGTACGTCTGCAGCACTGGGTCCACCGTCCAAGGGGCTGCTTGACCCTTCTGACGGCGCACGTATATCTCGTGACGCTCGCGCATAAAGTCTGCGAACTGGTCAAAGTTCGGCCAATCACTCTTGTTCATAGTCAAGCCTCCATCGTGTGTAGGGGCGTGCGTCCTTGCCCACGGTGCCTTGTTTGATAGCCCGCAAGCGAGTACCCCGCCCAAAGAACCGAGCCACTTCCGCTGCCCGTGTGTAGTATTCGTGCGTGGGGGCGTTGCCGTGCTCGCACACGAACTCAACCGCCTTGAAGGGTGAGTCCTCCAACGCACGCATCAGGAAGCGCCGGTTGACGCTCCCCAGCCCACCTACGGCGGCTGTGTCCACCGCGCTGTAGTAGGCATTGCAGAACGCCATGTGCTTGGGCTTCATGGGGCGGCTCCACAGGAAGCCTACCACCTTGCCGTCCAACTCCGCCACGTACACCTGGTGCTCCGTGAACGCCACCTTGCGCATGGCCTTCAGGCTCAGGGGAGGGTTGGCAAAGTCCCGAGTGTACGGGCTACGCTTGGCCAGAGCGTTGCAAGCGGCTTCATCAGCCGGAGTGCCCAGTCGAATGATCACTGTCATGTCAAGGCTCCTTGCGTAAGGTGACGCCGAACAACTTGAGCGTCTGCTTGACCGCCTGAGTATGGTCGATGATCACCACACGGCGACCAAACTCAGACCGAATCTTCTCAATGCTCTTGTTGACAGAGTTGAATTTGAACTCCGTGTTGGCGGGGTCCAGCGGCTTGTCGTTGCCCTTGGCTGCGCGGCGCTGCTTGATGCGCCCCAGGCACGTAGCCAAGGGTGTGTCAAGGAAGGCAAACACCACGTCGTTGCCGTACTTCTCACTGCTGCGCCCGATGTTGCCGTAGCTGCTGCTGACCAACGCGCCTTCAAACAGGACGTGATCACCGGCGTCTGCGGCTTTCTCAATGCGCGGCCAGATGTCGGCGTAGGGCTGAATGGCGTCACACCCTCCGCACGCGGTGGTGTAGCTGCCGACCACAAACAGGAGGCCTGTGGGTAGCTCTACGTGGTAGCCCAAAGGCTTTTTCGGCTTGTCCGGGTTGATAACCGGGGTGCTGCCGTACTTGGCGAGAATCTTCGCGACCACGGAACTTTTCCCGGAGCCATGAGTGCCGCGCAATGAGACGATTGTCATAGCGCCTCCTGCACTAACCGTTGAGCTTGCCATGCAGCCAACACTGTACCGTTCTTTGCTCCGCCCGTACTCACCCACGTGTTGGGGCTGATTTGGGCGAAGTAACCGGCCTTGTGGCCGTCCACGTAGGGGCGCACGCCCACGTTCACAGTGTGCTTACCCTGCAGGCCAAACAGCTTGCCAGCACGCTCCACGGTATCCTTGACGCGCTGTTGCTCTTCCTTCATCCACGTAGCCTGCACCAAGGCGGTGCCGTCCCCCATCCACACGGTGCGCTTGTTGAGGTTGACCGCCACTGCTTGCCGGTAGGGTGCATACACGTGGATGCGCGGGTCTTCCACCTGAGTGCCGGTGAAGCGGACGGAAGCCCCGTACAGCCCCTTGATGGCGGGCATCTCCACCAAGTGCTGAGACCAGATGCCAGCAGCCACTAGCACCCGACCTTTGAACTTGCGCCCATCCTCCAGGGTGACTACACCGTCGCCTACGGTAGCGACCTTGCCCACAACGTCGGGCTTGACCAACACGGAGTCCGGGTCAACGCGCTTGGCCTTGAAGGTCTTGAGCAGGTTGGTCTTGAACACCAAGTCCTCCACCTTGTACAAGGCGGTGAGCACCTCCATGGCGGTGTCAATTTGGTTGCGCTCCAGGCTGCTGAGCCAGGACGGAGCCAGCACGCACCCGGAAGCCTTGCTGGCAGCCAGCTTCTCTTCATTGCTGATGACGGTCACGGTGTGACCTTTGGAACGGGCTAGGGTAGCGGCAATGCTGCCAAACAACCCATTGCCCACGATAACGACATTACGCTTTGCCATGGGGAAGTCCTTTCTGAAGTTGACCTGCCAAGTCACCCCAGCCTGTCAAGCCGTGGTGAACTTCGCGGGTGTCTTTGCCTACCGGGTAGTGACCCTTGAGGTGGCTCTTGTATTTGCAGAAGATGGTCTCAATCTCCTGCACGTTCACCAGTCGGGGCGTACCGCCCGGAGCCTTGGCCCGCTTCTTGCTCCACAAGGCCACGTAGTAGGCCACCGTCGCCTCCAACTGGTCGTCTGTGATGGGGTACTCCCACAGCTTGCCGCCCGTGTCGTATTCGGCCAGAATGCCGGTGTGGTCGCTGAGGGGCGCTTGGCTGTACGCTACGGCGGCACCTTGACGCGGGTCTTTGTAGATGCCCAGGTGGCAGTCTGCAAAGTCGGTAGGGTAGCCCAGCACACGCTCGCTCATATCAGCCACCTTGAAGGCTATCCACGCACCAAAGCCCCGGTGAGACTGAACAGCCTTGGCCACTGACTTGTACGTGGGGGACACCTTGCCGTCCGGTTGGATGAACTGATCCACCGCGTGCTGAGCGTCCTTGGTGCCGTACCACTGCACCAGTTCACCCATGGCTTGAATAGCCTGAGCGCCCCGGAAGTGACGGCGCTCCGCCCCCCGTGGCCACGGCTTGCTGCCGTCGGGGTTCTGGCCTTCGTTGATGGCGGCTGTCATCATGGCCTCCCAGTACTTCTTGGGTTGCTTGATTTCAGCCAGTTTGGCCGCCGTACCGAGGCTGTAGAAACACCAGTACGCCAGTGACAGACGTGCCAGTGTGGGTTGGTCCAGGTTGGCGGCTGCAATTGCCACGTACACAGGGTCTAAGTCCTGAGTGCGCAGCAACGCATCGCCAAACTCTACTATTGAGAGTTGGGTCATTGTCGGCTCCTTGTGAGTGCGTCTGCCGGTTACGCGGGCACGAACACCTGCTTGCCCACGAAATAGTAGACGTAGCGCACGGTGTGCTCTTCGTCGGCCTTGTCTTTGAAGGCTTCGACTAGGTCGGCGCGGGTGAACTTCTTGAGCCTCTTGGCGGTGTCCACAAAGTCACGGCTGATGCCGCGCTTGATGCT